TTCTGGCTGGGGATGCTGAGCTGCACGCCGTTGCGGTAGAAGTGGCCCGTGATAACTACGTCAGCGACGTTCGACAGGCTATTGCCGCCGCCGTCAATATTGCTCGTCCAGGGCGTGAGCGCAGCGGGTGGCCCCACAGGACCCGTAGGACCGGCCGGCCCCATAGGACCGGCAGGACCGGCTGGTCCCGGAGGTCCGGCAGGACCCGCGGCGGTCAACTGCGCTTGGAAAGCCTGCGCGTCCAGAGCGGCGGTAAACTTCTGGCTCATCGTGTCACCTCGGCGGTCACATACACAGGACCGGCCAGGACGGTAGTAATAGCCCCGTCCGCCGCCTTAAGCTGGAGGTCCCAGACGTAAGGCCCATTGGTGAGCGTGGTGGTTTGGGCCGACGGGATGGTCAGGGTGATGTAGGGCGAGTTCACCGCCGCCTGAATCTGCACGATTATGGTGGGATTGCTATCTGCTGGCCCCTGGCGGATCTGCGCTTGCGCCGTATAGCCCGCGATCACCTGAGCGGGCGGCGTGACGCCGTCCGAAACCGTGACGGTACCCTCATAATCGTCGCCCTGGTAAATCATCAGGTTCGCCTTCGTGAGCATCCCTTGTTTCCTTGCGCCGCGCCTCCAGGTCCCCAGTAACGACCCAGAGACGCGGCGCTCCGCTCTGGCACCGCGGATCTCGTCACAGAACTTTCGCCATAAACGAAGCGTTGGGGCGGAAAGGCACCATGATGGGCGCGCTTTGCAGCATCACGTAGCGCACGCTGGGATCGTACTGGATCCAGCTTTTGACATAGTACGGCACCGGCTGCAAGCCGATCTCCTCGTCGCGGATCGCGCCGTAAGCCTGCACGCCTTCGAGCGTAGGCGAGCACATGATCACCGTGCCTGCGGGCAGGATGGGCTTTTCTACTCCGTCCGCTGGATCGACATACCAGCCGGAATAGACGAAGATGTTGAATCCTTCCAGATTGCCCATCTGCACGCCGCCCTCGGTCACCTGCGCATACGGCATGACCGTCGGCAGGTCGGTATAGCGGCGGAAGACATTGAGCACGTTGGTGACGCCCGCGTCCGCGCGGAATACCTTCCACACGTCTACCGTCATGATCACGTCGTTGGGGAATACGCCGGTATCCTCCAGCACCACCTGCGCCCAGTCCTGCAAATTATTCAGGATGGGCGGCGTGGCCGCGCTCCACAGCGGGCTGGCCGTGATGGTATGCGTGGCCGAGCGCTGGAAGTCCACCACCTGTGTTGGATATTTATCGCCTGTGATGGTCGACTTGCCCGTAGTCAGCACTTCGCCGCACATCACCTCGAGCCGGCGGCGCAGCATATTCAGTTGGTCCTGCATATCGAAAGCGATCAAGGCCCGCACGCGGTCGGCCGGCGTCATGGTGCCGCCGATCTGCTCGCCGGGCATGCGCTTCAAGGGCCGGTTCATATCGAATACCCGTTTGTCCTTGACGTAAGCGGGAGTGAAGGTGTTGGTGACGAAGCCTTGGCTCGCGACCACCTGACCTTCCACCAAGGGCGATACGAACGGCGCCACGCGCCGCTTGCCCTGGATCACATCGAAGTGGATCTGCTCGCTCGCCTCGGCCTGGGTGATCCCGAAGAAGCGGTCCAGCAGGAACTGCGGGTTACCCAGTAAGCTCTGGAGCACAGCGGTCAGAACGTCTGTACTAAAGACATCAGCCATGGTCGGCTTGCCTCCGAGTTGTTACTGGGGATCGAGGTCATGCGACCCGCCGTCTGTGCCAGAGGCGGCGGGCCGCTGGGGAGAACTGATGTTTAGGGCTTACCTGGTGCTTGACCCGGTTGGCCTGGCTGCGCCTGCGCCTGCTGTTGCTGCTCCAGCTGTTTGCGCTGGAGCGCCTGCTGCTGCAATAACTGGCTCATCTGCTGGTTCTGCTGCTGCGTCAGCGCATCCAGCTGCTGTTGCTGCTGCGTCAGCAGGGCGTTGGTCTGGGCGGCAGCGGCGGCTTGAGCTTGCTCTTCGGCAGTGGGCGGCGTGACGCCGAATTGGGCGACGGCCCACGCCGGCTGTTGCGCGCCCGGCATCGGCGGTGCGGGCGGCACGCCCGGCGGCTGCGCCGCCACCGTAGCCATCTTGATGGACGCTACTTCCTCGGCCATGGCCTTGACGGCGTCCTGCCCGCTGAGCGACTGCGGCAGCGGGCCGCCTGTGGTCGGCAGCTTCATCATCGGCACCAATATGCCCGAGCGCTGCTCCACCGTCATCACATAAATGCCCCAGTCCCACAGTTCCGCCACATCGGCGGCGGCACCCTGGCTGGAGAAGGTCATAGCGGTATCGAGGAACTTGCCCTGCGTGTAGACCACGCCCGTCACCTGCCCGGCGGTAGTGTCGATATCCTGCGCCAGGATGACGCGGGCGGTAGCGCCAGTGGGCACCGTAGTCAATAGCGTGGTCGCGGTAATGGGATTGGGCGAAATCGGCCCGAATAAAACCGTGCCGCGCGTTAGCACGCCTAGGGCTCCGGCGATATTGGCGCTCTGCGCCACCGTGTCCGCAGCATAAAGCGGATCGAAGGTGTAGGTGTTGGAGAGAAAAGTTGCTTTGGAAATAGGAAAGGTCGGAGGTGTTGCCATGCGTAATCTCCTTTTACTGCACTCTCAAGTTTTCGCGCACCCGCGCTTTGGGCACGAATGCCAGGATACGCTGCACCTCGGCGGCGGGCGAATCATCCTCGCCCGCATCTCCCGGCACGCCCACCTTGGGATTGGCGATCTCGCCCATGCGCGCTTCCAGCGGGCTCGACTTCGGGACCGCGGCCGGCGCTGCCGCCAGCAGCTTTTTCGCGGCGGCGACCGGATGGTTGGTTTGGAGGGCGAGCATGCGCGCCAACTCGTCGCGGCCGCGTGCTTCCTCGCAGGTTAATATTGCAGCGATCCGCTGCCGTTCTTCAGTTGGCTTGGTCAATTCACCTTCTCCTTTCGGAATGGAGCTTTTGTCCGGCTTCTGCTCCGTTCCTTCGCTTTCGTCATCCTCTTCGTCTTCGTCTTCGTCTTCCTCGTCCTCTTCGTCCTCTTCGTCTTCTTTGTCTTCGTCGTCCTTAGCGCCGCACTCGCAGGTATCTTGGCCGGGAGGACACTGGCAGCTGGAATCGTCGTTGATCTCCTCGTCCTCGGTCTCCTCCTCCAGCTCCTCTTCGTCGAACATCTGCACGCGCTGCCCCGGCATATCTTTGATGCGGCGGATCGGCTGGTCCATGGGCATGTCGCCGGGGTCCATCATAGGCATGCCCTGGCCGAGCAGGCTTTCAAGCGACCCCATCCGGTCGGCCATGCCGGCGGCGACTGCTGCTTTGGCCGGCAGCACGGCCCCGCGCCCGAAGTCGCGCGCCACGGTTTCCTCGGTGGTGTCCCGGAACTTGGCCACCTTGGCGATGAACACCTGCGCCATGGCGTCCACCATCTGCTGCATCTGCTCGCGCCCTTCGTCGGTCGATGGATCGGAGCGCTTGAGCGGGCTTTGCGAGGAAATGATGTCGTAGCGCTTGACGCCGCGCTTTTCCTCGGCGTCGCGGTCGTCGACCACCGTGGCCAGCACGCCGATCGAGCCCAGTTGCGCCGTCTCGTCGGCGACTACTTTGCCCGCCGCCGCCGCCAGCCAGTAGGCTCCGCTGGCGGCCAGACCATCCACATAGGCCGTCACCGGCTTTTTGTCATTGGCCGCGCGGATCATATTGGCCAGCTCGTTGATGCCATCGATCTGCCCGCCCGGTGAATTGATGGCGAGCACGATATTCTTCACCCCCGGATCGTCGAGCGCGGCGTGCAGCCCGAGCGAAGTCTCTTCCACCGAAGTGCCGCCCAATAGCCAGGTGAAGATGGAGCGATAGCGGAACAGCGGCCCGCGAATATTCACCACGGCAGTGCCGTTATGATTTTCGACATCGCGGTTGCCGTTGTCCACCGGCTGGCCCACGCGCGCCGCCACGGCTTCGAAATCGGGATGGCGCGCGGTGCGCATGAGCGCCTGGATGGCGCGCGGCGTGATCGCCCATGGCCGGTCGCCGGTTAATATTTCTAGCGCCAGCGGGATCTGATTGGAGGCGG